ATGGGCCTGCCGATCCGGCGCGATCGGCGGCCGGCGGCGACCCTGCCCAAGGGGCTGGAGCAGATGTCGGACGAGGACCTGGCCGCTCTCCTTGGCCGCCATGGCGGCGACACTCAGGCCGTCGCCAGGATCACGGAGGTTCTGGAGCAGCGCGACAAGGAGCGCGACACCAAGCGCGAGCAGCAGGTGACGGCGGCAGTCGCGGACCTTCCCGACGACTTCGCCAAGGCCAGCGACGAGCAGATCCTTGAGCTGGTGCGGCGCTTCTCCGACGCCGACGACGCCGTGGCGTTGGAGCGGCTGCTGGAGGAGTTGGATCGGCGCGAGCAGACATCGGCCACGGACCCGAACTGGTCGTGGCGCGACGACGAGACCGAGGAGGATCGCCAGGTCACGGAGCTGATCAGCTCAGGCGTGGACGAATTCGACGCGTACGCGCAGGTGTACGGGCTGGACCCGGACATGGCGCGGCGCGAGGACTCTCGGGCGCATATCGAGTCGCAGCGCCTGCCCGGCGAAACGCTCGACCAGGTGGTGCGCAGGCTCTACGACGAGTGGACCGAGGTCCTGTACGTGGCGGCCGAGCGGTACACCCGCGGCGTGCTGGTCAACCGCGAAGGCCGCGTGCGCGGCATCGACGGCCAATCGTTGCTGTCCGGGCCGGCCGCCCGTGCGATGCGGTACGCGAGCGACGAGCTGAAGACCTGGTGGGAGAAGCACCCGCGCATGACCTTGACCGAGTTCCGGGCGCAGGCGCTTGGGCGCGACTCCGACAGGCGAGCCGCCCGCCTTACCAGGGAGGACCGCAGATGAGCTTGTCCGAACTGGACCGCCGAGCGGCCATCACCACAGCGCGGTACGCCGCGCTGCGCCGGATGCCGATCACCGGCTGCCCATACGACCCCGCAGGGGACGACCGTCAACGCGCACTCGCACTCCTGTGGGTGCGCATCTACCGCAGGTACCGGCCAGCCGGGCGCTGACCTGGTCACCTGCCACCTCGTAAGGCCCGCCTGGCGCGGGCCTTTGTCATGTCCGGCTCCGGGAGGGCCAAGATGTCCGATCACGTTCTGCCGACGACGCCTGGCGCGATCATCGGCTACCGCAAGTCCGGCCAGGCGATCAGGCTGATCGCTGGTGGTGCTTCGGAAGGCGAAGGAGGCGAAGGCCAACCGCAGGGCACAGAAGGTGCCGCTGAGGCCGGGGTCACGCCACCCGCTCAGGAGGGTCCGCCCGCGCCGCCTGCTCTAGAGCAGGAGTCGGTGAATCCGGACGCGATCAAGGTTGACCAACTCCCGTCGTGGGCGCAGAAGGCGATCCGCGACGCCCGCAAGGAGGCTGGCGACTACCGGGCCGCGCTGAAGGAGGCGCAGAAGGCAGCCGACGTGGCCGCCAAGGCCAAGGGGCCGTCCGCCGAGGAGATCACCGCGAAGGTGCAGTCGGACTTCGCTCAGCAGATCGGCCGTGCGCTCGGCCTGGTCGGCGAGGAGCAGAAGGAGCTCACGCCCGAGCAGGTGATCGAGCAGCTCACCAGCGAGCGCGACACCACCGCCAAGGAGCGCGATCAGGAGAAGGAACGGCACCGCCGTGCCCTGATCGAACTGGCCGTGCACCGGGCTGGCTCGAAGATGGGCGCCGACCCAGACGCGCTGTTGGACTCGCGCGCCTTCCTGAAGAAGATCCGCGATCTCGATCACGACACCGAGGATTTCGGTGCGAAGCTCACCGAGGTCATCCAGCTCGCGATCGATGAAAACCCGAAGTACAAGGCGGCCACGATGACCGGGCCGCCCGCACGGAGCGGAGGTGAGTTCGCCGGCGGGCCTGGCGGACGGACGCCGAGCTCTGAACCGACCATAGACGACTTCCGCAAGAAGCGTGCCGCGAAGTCGTCGTCGTAAGCGTTAGCGGTTCCGCTGACGCCTTTTCTGTTTCAGGAGAGGCCCGATGGCTAACACCTTTCTGACCCCGAGCATCATCGCTCGGCAGGCTCTCGCCAACCTGTACGAAAACACGATCATGTCCCAGCTCGTGTACAGGGACTACGAAGAGGAATTCGTGTCGAGGATCGGCGACACGATCACGATCCGGAAGCCCGCGACCTTCGTAGCGAAGGACTTCAACCGGACGACTGGCATCGAGATCCAGAACGCGACTGAGGGCAGCATCCCGATCACGCTGGACCGGTTCGCCGACGTCAGCTTCGCCGTGACCAGCGAAGAGCTCACGCTCGACATCATCGATTTCAACCAGCAACTCCTGGCGCCCGCGTGCGAGGCGATCGCCCAGAAGATCGACCGCGACATCCTGTCGCTGCGGAACGACATCGTGCAGAAGGTCGGCCTCAACGCCGACCCGGCGCCGTTCAAGTACGCCAACCCGCGCGTGGCCATCGCGGCGAGGCGCGTGCTCAACCAGCGCAACGTTCCGGCGACGGACAGGTACATCGTGGTCGGCCCGGAGCAGGAAGCGCTCTGGCTGAGCGACGAGCTGTTCCACAGGGCCGACGCGAGGGGTGACACCGAGGGTCTGCGCGAGGCCCACCTGGGTCGCAGGGTCTTCGGCTTCGATGGCTATCAGACCCAGAACATCAAGGTGCCCGAGTTCAAGCCGACCGACCCGGTCGGCGCGGTTCTGCCGGACCACGAGATCGGCGTCGCATTCCACAAGACGGCATTTTCCCTGGTCACACGCCCCTTGGTGATGCCGCAAGGCGCTGCCAACGCGCACGTCGAGAGCTATCGCGGCTTCGGGTTGAGGGTGGTCATGGACTACGACATCTCGAAGAAGCAAGACGTGATTTCGATCGACACGCTCTACGGCGTGAAGTGCCTCGACCCCAACCGAGCGGTGCTGATCACGACCGGCGCGACGAAGACCAAGGCGTAGGCGCCGGTGTTCATCTACCACAACCGCAACACCGGGCAGACGGTGGAGCTCCCCGCGCGGGACTCGATCTTGGATTGCTGGCCCAACTGGGTCCTGCTCTCCAATCCCGAGCCCGCGCCGTCCGGTCCGAAGCCTGCCGACCAGCAGGCTTCGGGCCGGCCCGCCCCGCCGCCCGAGTCCGCGAACAAGCAGGCGTGGATCAACTACGCGATCTTGCGCGGCATGGCAGAGAAGGACGCCCGCGCGCTGTCGAAGTCCGCGCTCGTGGAGGAGTTCGGCTCCGACTCCGACGATCAGCAGGAAGGGGTCGCCGATGGCCAGGATTGATCTTTCCGTGACGCCGATGCCGCGCGCTGGCGTGAGCTTGGCGGGGGCGCTCACGGCGGCGAACGCGGATGGCCACAGCTTCGGCTTCTCAGCCAAGCGGCAGCTCCGCGTGAAGAACGTGGCGACGTTCGCCCGCACGGTGACCGTGGTCATGCCAGGCGAGGTGGACGGCCAGCCGCTCCCTGACCGGCCGTACACGATTCCCCCGAACACCGGCGATGTGCTCATCCCGCCGTTCCCTGAGATCTACCGGCAGCCGGACGGCACCGTGTGGATCAACTACGACGACCCCGCTGGCGTCTCGGTCGCGGTGTACGAGCAGGTGTAGGAGGCCCGGTGGTGGTGTACGCGACGGCCGCAGACTTTGAGGCCTTCACTGGCAAGCCAGCCCCGGACGGCATCGCCTCGTCGCTGGCTCGGGCCTCGGAGCGGGTCGATGAACTGCTGCTCGGCGCGGTCTACGACACCGACGACAACGAGATGCCGACCGACCCGAAGGAGAGGGAGGCGATCATGCGAGCCACGTGCGCTCAGGCCGCCTTCATGCTCGCGACGGGTGATCCGTACGGTGTCGCCGCGGCGTTCAAGGACATCGCGATCGGCAGCGTGCGGCTGTCGCGTGCCGGCGGCGGGGGCGCGGCTCCGGCGCGGCACGCACCGGATGCAGCGCGCATCCTGCACACAGCGGGCCTGCTGCCGAATTACACCTTCGATACGGCGGCCTGGTGATGCTTCCTGACTGGCTACTCAGGCACGAGGCCGTGATCGAGCCGTTCGAGGGTGAGGGTGCCTATGGCCCGCTGTTCGGGCCTCCGGTGACCGCGAAGTGCCTAGTCGATGATGAGCGGCGTCTCGTTCGCGACGCCCAGGGCCTGGAGACCGTCAGCGATACGACGATCTTCTTCGCGCCCGGGACCCGGTGTCCCGAAGGGTCGCGGGTGACCGTTAATGGCCGCGTCACCACCGTGATCGCCAGCTTCTCCCGCGACGGTGGCGGCCTGCCGACCCCTGATCATGTCGAGGTGGTGTGCCGCTGATGGCTGATCGGTTCATCGAGGTTGACGTCGACTTCGATCTGAAGATCGACCCGGAGGCTCTGATCGGCGAGGTCAACCGGGCGGCCGGCCTCGGCCTGTATCTGGCGTCGGAGCATGTGCTGACGACGGCCGCGCCACGCACTCCGTGGGAGAGCGGCGACCTGCAGCGGTCCGGTGATCCCAGGGAGCGGCCCGGCTCGATCGCCGTGGACGAGGGCAAGCTGAAGGCCGCCCTGGGCTATGACATCGTCTACGCGGCCAGGCAGCACGAGGAGCTGGAGTGGGATCACCCGATCCAGGGTGAGCCGAAGTGGCTTGAGCGGACCATCCGCGA